AACAAGATATACAAGGGAAGCAAAACAACGTATGGTGCATGGGCTGAGAAGAACGGATTCGAATGGGCAGAAGGCAGTATACCAGAGGAGTGGTTAAAATAATGGATGATAAACTTGGACTAGAAAAGGCCAGCTTGTTGAGTGGCAGATGGTATATCATCATGTCGCCCTCCGACGAAGAGGGATTTAACCTTACGGCCTACGATACAACACCGGAAGACGAGGATGAAGATTACATACCTGCAGGGGCTGTTGTGCAGCAGGGTATCATAGAACTTCTTGAATCAGACATAGAGCGTGTGCTGGATGCAGGGATGGCACGGATAGCTGCTCACGAACTTATAGAACAAGTAGTCGAAGAGGCAGAGGCTGAACACAAGGCCACAGTCATAGGGAGAGACGACAACATCGTCAAGGTTAAGTTCGGGAGAGAACAATGATTCGAGAAAATTGGAACTTGAACAACTATCAGGCACAGGCCAAAGACACGGCTATATATCCCGAAGAAGCAAAGATTGTGTACACGGCGTTGGGCCTTGCGGGGGAAGCTGGCGAAGTTGCTGACAAGGTAAAGAAGATTATTCGAGATGGGCGGGATGATGCTGCGTTTAAGAATGAAATCGCACGAGAGATAGGAGATGTTCTCTGGTACTGTGCGCTGCTTGCAGATGACCTAGACTATACCTTGCAACAAATTGCTGAGATGAACATACGGAAGTTGAAGTCTCGCATGGCATCTGGTAATATACAAGGCAGTGGAGATAACAGATGAGACACGAGGAATATATGAAGATACGCAACGAGGATTACTTGAAGGAGAAGAGCAAGGATGACGATAACGTCAATCACCCGCCACACTACAATCAAGCAGGTATCGAATGCCTCGACGCAATCGCAGCGGCGACAGGCGACGGCTTTGAACACTACTTGCAAGGAAACATCCTCAAGTACCTCTGGCGATACCGCTATAAAAACGGAACCGAAGACCTCAAGAAAGCCCAGTTCTACCTGAACAAGCTGGTAGATATAAAGCAATGAACTGCTGGCATTGCAATCACGAATTAATATGGGGCGGGGACCATGACCTAGAAGAAGAAGAGTACGTCATGGTTACAAACCTACACTGTCCAAACTGTAATTCTGCAGTTGATGTATATTACCCAAATCAAGAAGGAACAGACAATGAATAATTCACTACCCACACCCTACCAAGAATTTATCCACAAGTCACGTTACGCCCGTTGGAAACAGAATGAGCAACGCCGTGAGACTTGGGGCGAAACAGTGGCGAGATACTTTGACTACATGGAAGGGCATCTAGGTGCTAACCACGGCTACAAGCTGCCTTCAAGCCTACGCAGCGAATTAGAAGACGCTGTATTGGGATTGGAAATCATGCCATCTATGCGGGCTATGATGACATCAGGAGATGCCCTAGACCGTGACAACGTGTGTGGCTACAACTGTTCCTACATCCCTGTTGACAGCCCTCGTTCGTTTGATGAGTGCATGTACATTCTTATGTGTGGCACAGGTGTGGGCTTTTCTGTTGAGCGTGAGAACGTAGAGAAGCTGCCCACCATCTCCGACAACTTTCACGGTTCAGATACCGTCATCAAGGTTGGTGACAGCAAGCCCGGATGGGCAAAGGCATACCGTGAATTGGTTGCCCTGTTGTACGCAGGACAAGTTCCACAGATTGATGTCTCTGCTGTACGACCTGCAGGTGAACGTCTCAAGGTAATGGGTGGACGTGCCTCTGGGCCGCAACCCCTAGTAGAATTGTTTAACTTCACTATTGAAACATTCAAGAAGGCACGGGGACGCAAGCTGTTTCCTATTGAATGCCACGACCTGATGTGCAAGGTGGGCGAGATTGTAGTCGTGGGCGGTGTACGTCGTAGCGCACTCATCTCACTGAGCAACTTGAATGATGACCAGATGGCACACGCCAAGTCCGGTATGTGGTGGGAGAACGAGCCTCAACGTGCGCTGGCTAACAACTCTGTAGCCTACAAGGGCAAGCCAGAGATGGGTACGTTCATGCGTGAGTGGGTATCCTTGTACGAGTCCAAGTCTGGTGAGCGAGGCATCTTTAATAGACAGGCTGCTGACATACAGGTGGGCCGCAACGGACGCCGTGAGCAAGGCCACATGTGGGGTACGAACCCGTGTTCGGAGATAGTCTTGAGACCATACCAGTTCTGTAATTTGTCAGAGGTGGTGGTGCGGGAATCAGACAGCCTAGACTCGTTGAAGCGCAAGGTACGCCTGTCAACTATACTGGGTACCTTCCAGTCTACGCTGACCAACTTCAAGTACCTGCGTAATATCTGGAAGAAGAACACAGAAGAAGAACGTCTGTTGGGTGTGTCATTGACGGGTATCATGGATCATCATGTGTTGTCCAAGAATGTTGACAGTAAGGTATGGCTAGAGGCCATGAAGGAAGAGGCTGTCAAAGTCAACAAAGAGTTCGCAAAGATGCTAGACATTCCTCAGTCTGCAGCAATCACCTGTGTGAAGCCCAGTGGGACTGTATCCCAGCTTGTCGATGCCGCCAGCGGTATCCATGCTCGTCACAATCCCCACTACATTCGCACAGTGCGGGGTGACAACAAAGACCCCTTGACACAGTTCCTGATTGATTCGGGTGTGCCAGCAGAGCGTGACGTGATGAAGCCTGACTCAACAACCGTATTCAGCTTCCCTATGAAGTCACCCAATGGGGCAGTGACACGCACAGAGATGACAGCCATCCAGCAACTCGAACTGTGGAAAACCTATGCCTTGCATTGGTGCGAACACAAGCCATCCATTACCGTGTCTGTAAAAGAAGAAGAGTGGATGGAAGTTGGTGCGTGGGTGTACGATAACTTTGATGTAGCATCAGGGGTTTCGTTCTTGCCGTTCAGTGACCACACATACCAACAGGCACCTTATCAGGACATAGAGCCAGACGATTACTTGGAATGGAAAGACCGCATGTCGTACGTCAACATTGATTGGTCACGCTTAGAGGACTTCGAGAAAGAAGACAACACCACAGGGTCACGGGAGTTGGCGTGTACGGCAGGAGTGTGTGAAGTCGTTGACTTGAATGCGGCGTAAGGAGTAAGCAATGGGAAAGATTACTGTTGAATCTATAGAGGAACACGAAGACGGTTCAGCCACCGTAGTGTTTGAGTGTGACGATGACGCAAAAAAACAACTTATCAACGAAGGACTCATCTCGCTCATTACAAAAGCCGTTGGTATGGAAGCGGGGGGGCGATTGGATACAGTTCAATCCCTCTCGTAATCATCCTTGCTATGAAGAATGGCAGAAAGTGAAAGAAAAGGATGAGCAAAAAAATAAATCCTGAAACATACTCGCCATCTCGTTCTAAGTTTGTAGACGGTGAGTGGTGGTACTACGGTAAGGATGGGTATCGTGAACGTATGACTACGTATGCTAAGAAGAACGTGACACGAATGTTCGTCAACGGCAAATACATTCCCAAATCCCATCCGCTACACAAGCCCGGACGTTATAAGTCTCTTGATGATGCGTGGTCACATGAGAAGATTGAAAGCACCAGTGAAGGAGATGTGTACGCTATAACTAATCCTGCGTGGGACGGGTGGGTAAAGATAGGCAAGGCTGTTAGTGCAGACGACAGACTAAATAATTATCAAACCTCATCCCCCTACAGAGATTACACCGTGCTTGCCCGCATTAGTGTACCCAATAGGCACGAAAAAGAACTTGTAATGCACCGCATTTTCGAGGATAATGCAGAGGCCCGAAAAGGCGAATGGTTTAAAATATCTGAAGAAACTACTGTACTTCTATTTTTGACGGAGAACAAAGAGAATGACAAAGAGTAAAGAACCTGTACTCAGCATCGATGACAAAGAGTATTCGATGGATGATCTGGATGAATCTCAGAAATACCTTGTGCTACAGATGCAAGAAGTCTCTGGTAGTATTCGAAGTTTAAACCTGAAGATTGCTCAGTATCAAGC